TGGAGGACAGCGCCCCCGGCGTTTTCGACGGCAAGGACGTGCGCTTTCTGCGGAAGATGCACGTAATCGCCGCCGCTCCCGTCCAGCGCGGTGCGGGTGTGAATACACAGACGCTCGCCATCAAAGCCGCCGACAAGGCCACGATGCGCACCGAGGCCGACGGCGATCACCCGGCCAGCCACTACCTGGTGGCGGAAGACCCAGAGACCGTCACGACCTGGCACCTGCGCGTGCGCGATGTGAACGGCGACCCCGATCACCGCCTCATGGGCGCGGCCTGGGCGGCGCTACACGGCGGCTATCGGGGTAACGTGTACGAGGGGCCGGGCAAGACAGAGGCGATCCGCAAGCTGACCGCCATGTATGCTGCTGAGGACATGGACGTGCCAAAGGCCGACTGGAACGGCGAAACCAAGGCCGGCCGCGTGCTGGCGCGACGCAACGCCGAGCGCATCATGGCTGCGCTGGAGACGCTCAATGAGGTTCTGAAGGACGCTGGACTGCTGGAAACGGCAGATAGCGATAGCGCCGATGACGGCGACGACGGGGCCACGGACAAGAGCCGAAAGGCTACGGACAAGGAGCCTCGATCAAGCACCCTCGCGGCGCGTGTGGCGATTGATCTTATGGAAAACGAATAGGAGCAACGTGAAAGACCTAAAGGAAGGATTGATGGCGGCCCTCAAGGCCGCGCGGGACATCTGCGATGTGGCGGATCAAGCCAAGCGCGACTTCACCGCCGACGAACGCCAGAAGGTGACTGGGTGGCTCACCGAGGCCGGCGAACTGAAAAAGCAGATCAAGGCCAAAGAGGGCGACGAGGATCTCAAGAAGCAGATCCTGGATTTGGGCGCGGGCATCAGCCTGAACGATGCGCCCGCCGCGAAACAGGATCCGGTCCGCCCCGGCAAGGGCAAGACCTTGGGCGAGCGCTTCGTGGAATCGCCTGAGTTCAAGAACTGGATGAAGATCGTCGCCGCTTCGGGGCAGATCCCTGATGGCGCGAAGGGCCTCACCTCCCCGCCGGTAGAGTTCAAGGACCTGATCACTGGCCTGGACGATACCAGCGCCGGCGCGTTCGTCAATCCCGATTACACTGGGATCTACGAAGGGATTGGCTACAGGCCGCGGACAGTGATGGACCTGGTCGTCCGCTCGGGCACGGGCAGCGATGTGGTGGAGTTCGTGCGCCAGACCAAGAAAATCACTGAGGCCGCCCCGACGCCAGAAGCCAACATCAAGATATATACGGGGGCCACCGGTGAGATTGAGGGCCTCAAGCCGCAGGGCGCGATGTATTTCGAGAAAGTCTTTGAGGTGGTCAAGACCATCGCCGTATGGGTGGCGGCGACCAAGCGCGCCCTTTCCGACGCTGCGCAGATCCGTGCACTGATCGATAGCGACCTGCGCGACGATCTGGCCGAGAAGCTGGAAGACAACGTGCTCGTCGGCGACGGCATCGGCGAGAACTTCCTGGGGATCGCTAACTACCCCGGCGTGCTGGGGCAAGGATTCCTGGGCACCACGGCACTGGCGACCTGTCGGCGCGCTGTGACCAACATCCAGGTCTTCGGGCTCTCCAGGCCAACGGGCTGGGTCTTCAACTCCACCGACTGGGAGGCCATCGAGACCGCTCAAGACCTGGTGAACGGGTACTACGGCGGCGGGCCATTCGGCAACGCTCCGAAAGTGCTGTGGGGCTATCCGGTGGTGGAGTGCGCGGGCTGGCCCGCGGGTCGGGCGATCCTGGCCGACTGGCGCAAGGTACACGTCTGGGACCGCGAGAAGGCGACCATCCAGGTCACCGACAGCCACGCTGATTTCTTCATCCGCAACATCATCGCCATCCTGGCTGAGATGCGCGCGGCCTTCGGGATCACTCGGCCCCAGGCTGTTTGGCTGGTAGATCTGCTCTAGGCGAGAGGAGCCGTACTGTGAGGCCCCGAGTGCACGTGATCTGCCAGAACATCATGGACGACCGTGTCCTTCCTCGGATGGCGCGGTATCTCCGCGATGGTCTAGGCTGGTCCGTGAGCTCGGGGCCTGACGGCAAGAGTGACGCTGTGTATCTGCTCGCCTACTTCGAGGGGCAGCGCTTCCTGAAGGCCTGGCCCAAGGTTCCCGTAGCGGCCTATTTCACGCACCGTGAGGAGGACGGCGGCGATAAGGCGCGCTGTTTCGATGAGATGGCAGGGAAGGTGAATCTGCGCATCGCCACCTGCCGATTGTACGCCGGGGCGCTGGCCGCGCATGGACTGACGGCGCAGTGCTCGCCGCCGCTGGACACGAGGATGTTCACAGTCGCGCCCCGGCGCAATGGAGGGCGTCCGGTGGTTGGCTTCAGCGGCTATACCTATCCCAACCATCGCAAGGGCGAGGACCTGGTGCGCGGGCTGCTGAAGGCGCCCATCGCTGGGCGAGTCAGCTGGCAAGCCTGCGGGCGCGGGTGGCCTGTGCCGACGCAGAGATTCCCATGGGTAGCGATGCCCCGCTTCTATCAGGGATTGGACGTGCTGGTCGTACCCAGTCGCGTAGAAGGGGTGCCTATGCCCCCGCTAGAGGCTCTGGCTTGCGGAACTCGCATCGTGATCCCCCGGAACGTGGGCATTCTCGACGAACTGAGCGATTGTACAGGAGTTTATCGCTATCCCAAGGGGGATCTCAAGGGCCTGATACACGCGGTAGAGCAGGCGGCGTTCCCTGATACGCCGGTAGACCGCCAGAGGTTGCGGGGGGTGATCGCGCCGTATTCCGTGGAGGCGTGGTGCCGGGACAATGAGCGGGCCGTAGCCAAGATGTTGGAAGGAGGAAGGGGATGAATCTCAAACATCCTCTCATGTTCGGGGAGAATCTAATGCAGTTGCTACCGTGGGTGCCAGACAACTGTCATCGGGTAGTGATCGATATCGAGGCCGATGCGTTGGTGAAGGTCTACATGGAGCTGATTGCTGATGTAGACGAAATCACGGTCAATGCCCTGGCGGGCCTGACCGGGGGTGAGGTGGTGACCATCAGTCCCAAGGCCGCTGAGCCGCCGCCGACGCGAAAAGCGCCGGACACTTCCAGCAAGACGGACAGGTTGAAGTGAGGGGCATTTATTGCGTGGCCTTTGGGGAACCATCGAGGAAGTGCGCTGTCAGATTGATGACCTCTACCAAGAAGCACATGCCCGACACCCCGATATGCCTGTGTGCCGCGAAGCGCATCGGGCCAGAAGATCATCTGGTGATTCAGCCGGATTCCGACATCGGCGGACGGCGGGCGAAGCTGAAAGCCTACGAACTGACGCCCCCTGAATGGGATGCAGTGCTTTACCTGGACGCGGACACAGAAGTCGTAGCGCCAATCTACCAGTTCTTCCAGTGGATCGAGGACGGCTGGGAGTTCGTGATCACCAAGGATCCGCACCTGCTGGACACTATGCACGCCTTCGAGCGCAAGAACAACAAGCGCGAGCTCGCGGGGATCCAGCAGCAGGTCAAGACCCTCCACACAATGCAGTGGAACGGCGGGGTGTGGGCCTTCGGGCGGAACGAGCGCATTCGGAAGTTCTTTGTGCGCTGGCAACTCGAATGGGAGGTACACGCTCAGCGAGATCAAGGTGCCCTGGTGCGGGCGATGTATACCGACCCGCTCAAGATTTGGCTGCTCGGAAATGAATTCAATACGTTTGACAAGTATAGTCGGGGGATTACGACCGCCGGACTAATGCACTACCCCGGCGATGCGCGCCGGTGGGACGGGATGGTGCCGGGGCGGATCGACAGCCCAGAGGCATGGCGGATGGTCAAACTGCACGAGGAGCGGAGGCGGCCATGATCACTGACATTGTGCTCTGCACCCGCAACCGCCTGCCCTTACTGAAGCGGACGTTGACCTATCTCTTTGAGCGGACGACAACGCCGTTTCGCCTGCACGTGATAGACGATGCATCCACTGAGGGGAATGCCGAGTATCTGCAAGGGCTGAAAACAGAAGGCAAATTGTCCGGCCTGGTGCTGAGATCCAACAGAACGCACATCCGTGCAAACTGGAGCGCCGTCTCGCGTATGGCGCAATCGGACATCTTAGTCTATAGCGATGATGACATCCTGTGCCCGAAACTCAGCCCGGACTGGCTGAGTAGGGGCCTGGCAGCGATGGCGCGTTATCACAAGCTCGGATTGCTGGCCTTGCATCTCCCGACCGCTCCCATCAAGGTGATCCGGCAGGAGGGGCCGGTGACCCTTTGCGATCGCGTGGGGTCCCATTTGGCATTCATCCGGAGGGATCTCATGCGCAGCATCGTCATTCCGCCTGTCGGCGGTATGATGGAAAAGATTGTGATGCAGGCAAACGCTTACGGGATAGATCGGGCATGGAGCCGGGCAGTATGGTCAAGGGGGTATTGGGTCGCATACCTGACCGGCGTGTACTGCCAACACATTGGCTTGCGGTCGGGGCGCACTGGCCATGATTTGAGGTCGCGGGATGTGACACTGATCAACGCGGATACGCTGGAGCCATTGGCGGCAATGATTGCAAGGACGGCCCGGCGTGGTCATTGACGTTGTGATCGGCACACACAACCGGCTGGAGATGCTCCGCCGCACCATCGAATGTATCCAGGAGCGTACAACGACGCCGTATCGCCTGAGCATCATTGATGACGCCAGCACCGATGGCACCGCCGAATACATCAAATCGTTGGGGCTGAATCTTTACAGGCGCGAAAAGCGGGGCGGTATGCACCAGAACCTGATCGATGTGGCTAAGGTATCCAAATCCGACCCGGTGATCTGTACGGACGATGATGCACTCTGCCCGCATCTCGATCCAGACTGGTTGCAGCAGCTACTTGAGGCGATGGCGACGCGCCCGAGGCTGATGATGCTCGGGCTGAATAATCCCGGCGACAACAAGACTGGCTCACGCCACCCCTATTCCGACGATGGCGCTGTAGTCTACTCGGCTTACGTGAGCGGTCATTTCCTGGCGATGCGCCGGACACTGCTCGAGAAAACGGCGCAATTATTCACCGATCGCAAATCCCGCAAGTCACCGAACAAGACGCAGGCAAAATATGTTCATGCTATCGGTGGGAAGGTCGGATACCTGAAGGGAGTTTACACCTGGCACTACTGCCCAGATTCAATACGGGTGCCGGGGAAGAACTGGACGCGCCTCATGATCGAGCCGGTGGACCTGGTCACATTGGAGCCGCCAGAGGAGTATCGCCAATGCCGGATACTCTGAACCTGGGCTGTGGAAACGTGATCCTGCCGGGCGCTGTCAATCACGATATTCGGAGGCACCGGCCAGAGATCGATGTGGTGCATGATCTCAATGTCCTGCCCTGGCCCTGGGCGGATGAATCGTTTGACCTCATAGTCGCCCAAGCCGTGTTAGAGCATCTACGATTGACGCTGATCGAGTCTATGGATGAGTGTTGGCGGCTACTGCGGCCCGATGGAACGTTGGACTTGCGGGTCCCCTGGTGGCAGAGCGACGGCTCGTATCGGGACCCGACGCACCGGTGGTTCTTCAGTCTGGACACGCTGGAGATATTCGACCCCGACACGGACTATGGGCGGGCTTACGGGTTCTACACGGAGAGGAAATGGCGATTTCTGCGGAAGCCGGCATTGAGTCGGCACAAGACATCCATTGTTGCCCTGATGCAGGTGTGCAAATGACCGACGGCCATATGGGATACAGCGAAAAAGCAACCATAGGCCTGGTACTGCGGACACCTGATGGGACCGCAACCCTGCGCGCGAAAAAGGCCGGCCTGGGCCTGACCGTCACCGATTCCTGGGATATGCCCTATAACCGCACCCTGTTCGCCGCGCCGGGGACGATCATCCCATGGGACTTGATTCCAGCCGGGATGCACTTCCTGGAACGTTGGGACGTGGCCGCGCCGCTCTGGCGCTACGGGGTGCTGGCGAAAGACCAGGGAACACCTGCCGACCAAAAGCGCACTGAGGCGGTGATCCGCGACCTGCGGGTGCTGCTGTACGCGCACGAGCTGCTGTTCGTGCGCAACAGCCCTGACGGCCTGCGCTTCCTGGAGACCTGGCGCGCCGAATGCGGCGACGGAAATGGAACCGGCAGCGACGAACGGCTGGCCTTCCTGCGGGCGCTGTACGTGGTCAAGCCGCTGTTCTGCGCCCTGCCGAGATCCTGGCTGGCCGATCTGCAGAAGCGCTCGGAGCAGGATGCGCGTACGGCCAGATCCAGGGCCATGAGCCACCAGCAGGTGATGGTGCGGGTGCAGATCGGGGAGAACGTATTCGTGAGTTGCCCGGAGGGCCAGGAGCAGAAGACGCTAGAGCGTTTCGCCCGGATGCGAGAACGGAGTTTGGCGAAATGAAAACGACTGCGGGCTACGTGGAGACGATGATCCTGAGCGACATCCCGATGGAGTTGCGGACGGGAAAGATGATCCGCATCCAGATCACGCCCGGCGTCTGGCAGCAGATGCACGAGGATGAGGCCGTGCGCCTGGGGCTGATACCGGCCCCGCCCAAGATGGCTGAGCCGGCGCCGAACAAGATGAGACGCCCGCCGCCTAACAAGGCCGGAGGCTGAGCATGTTCTGTACAGTGGCCGACATCAAGCACTTCCTGCAGATCCCGGTTCCGGCAGCCAAAAAGGACGCCGCCAATAGGGCCATTACAGAGGCGACGGCGGCGATACAAAACTACTGCCACCAGCGGCTTGAGTTCATAGCAAATGACACCGTCACCCTCGATTGCGCTGGTGGCAAGAGGATATTCCTGCCTGAGCTGCCAGTGACCTATGTGACATCGGTGTATGAGGACGGCAAGCTACTGTTTGTGGATACCGACTACATGTTGGGAGAACACGGCATCCTGTGGCGCTTTAACGCTTCCTGGCCGCCGAGGATCCAGATCGTGACCATCACCTACGACCACGGGTGGTTCGTCATCCCGGACGATATCATCTCCATCGCCACCCGCGCCGCGAGCCGGGCCTATCAGGCGGGACTGCGGGCTGAGGAGATGAGTGCCATTCCGGGGATCACTGCCCTGAGTTTGGGCGACTATAGCGTTTCCTTCGGAGGAGAGGGGGCGGCGGAAGGCGTGTTGGGGGCGAGCGCCGCGCCGCTGCTGCTGAAGAGCGAGAAAGAGCGATTGGACAAGTACCGACTGTGAGTATCTTTACGAGTCTGCTGAACAACGATTTCCTGGTTTCGCGTCCTGTGCGCCTCCCCAACGGCCAGGGCGGGTGGGCGATAGCCTACACGCCCCTGGGCACCATACGCGGACGGATGCGTCCGGCATCGGGGGCAGAGCGCGAGGTAGCGGCCCAGGAGCAGCGGGCAATCTCACACGTCTTTTACGTGGTGGCTGGGGAGAATCTCCAGCGCGATTACCTGGTGGAGGGTGATGAACTGCGGGTGATCGTGCAGGGCGTGCGCGAGCCGAGCCGGGCTGATCATCACTTGGAGGTGGACTGCCTGGAGATCCAGAAGCCCACGAAGGAGGTCGGGTCGTGAGCGGCGTCAAGATCACTTGGAACGCCGACAAGGTCAAGCGGGGCATCTCTGCGAAGGCGATTGACGGCATGGATCGCGTCGGGCAGTTCTGCGCGGAGCGGGCCTCGGCCAACGCTCCAGTGGATCGGGGTATCCTGCGCTCTGACGTGACCTATAAGGTGGAGCCGCACGGGGAGGCGGTGGAGACCATCGTCGGCGCGAAGCGGCGGTCCTTTTGGGCGTGGTTTGTAGAGCTTGGCACCCGCAAGATGGCCGCGCAGCCGTTCCTGCGCCCGGCGGTGTTCGGCAACGCCGCCGAAATCATGCGCTTGTTTGTGGGGAAGGGATGAACGCACTGAGGCGAACAAATAAGGAGAGGCGCAGGACAGGACTTGAACCTGCATATCCGTTACTTCAGGTATCAGCTTTTTCACGGCGTCCTACCTATTGGACGACCTGCCTAGGGAGGTTGATAAGCCCCCCCGGACGCGCGTTAAATCGCGCCTTACTCTCCAAGGACCATTATAGCATAACTGGTACTGAGGGTCAATAGATGACTGGGCCAATGCCAGACCGTGAGTTCTGGATGCTGATACGGCAGGCGCTGTTGATGGCCCTGGATGCCATCGAGCGGATGCTAGAGATACAGCCGCGAACGGCTGAATTGAGGAAGCTGAGCAGGTCTTAACAACATAATTGGGCAGTCCATTGGAACGCCCTGTTTTGTGCGAGTAACAGCGGCGCAAATAGCGCCGGAACCGCACATATGACGGGGCGTTTCCTGCTTAAGGGGAAGGATCGGATTCGTTGAACGCACTGACCCAGGGGATCTACGACTACTTGAGTAGCGACCCGCCGCTGGTGGGGATGCTGGCCTCCTACGAGGGCACGCCGGCGATCTTCACCATTGACCCGGTGCCGGGCGATGCGGTGCTGCCCTACCTGGTGAGCGCCGGGGATGTGACCGACACGTCCTTCGACACCAAGCTGGATCGGGGCCGGCGCATCTGGCGCGACGTGCGCTGCTACGCGGAGGCGGACGGCGATGCGATGCCGGTGGAGCAGATCGCGGAGCGGGTAAGGGGCCTATTGCACCGGCACAAGTTGGTCGTGGCAGGCTACGGGACGTTGGTGGCTGAATGCTCGGGGCCGATTGCGAGCAACGAGCAGGACGCCTACGGGCGAATCGTGACGGTAAAGTTGATCATGATGGAGGCTTAGAAGTGGCAATCAATGGTGTGGACATTCTTCTCTTTGTGAATACCGGCACGATCCTGTCGCCGGTGTGGGAGGCTGCCACAGGGCAGCGCGGGGCCACCTTCGACGAGACGACCGACGAGATCGACGCGAGCTCGAAGGACAGCCGCTCCAAGCGCGTGCTGGCCGGGCGTTACGGCAGCACCATCTCGATGGACGGCCTGTACGTGCCCAGCGAGGCGACGTATCAGGCGCTGGTGGCGGCCAACCGCAACGGCACCTTCATCTTGGTCGTGCGCCAGGAGGAGGGCGTGGATGTGGAACAGGCCACGGCCCTGGTGACCTCGATCAGCATGGACGCGCCCGATAACGACGTGTCCACCTGCTCGATCAGCCTGACCATTGACGGCGAGTGGACGCCGGTCGGAACGTGAGCGCGGGCGCACGCGGGGAAGCCTATCTGGTGGTGGATGGCGAACAGCGCCCGATCCTGTTCACCAATCGGGCGCTGTCTGAAGCCGAGCGCCTAATCGGGAGGGCTTTGTTTGGCCTGATTATGGCGGGCAAGACGGAGCTTACCTTCGAGGCCACGGCGCAACTGATCTGGGTAGGCATGGAACACGGGCGGCGTGATGCCCGTGTTGGCGGTGCTGCCTACAAGATCAGCGATGCCTGGGCGGTAATGGACGCCTGTGGCATTGGTCCCTGCGTGACCGCGGTATTCGAGGCCATCACCGCCGTGATGTCCTACGATGGAGGCAAGGCAGCGGATGCAAGCCCCCCACCTGGGACTGGCAGCGCCTCCTAGCCGACGCGCTGAAGGTCGGGATCACGGTCGAGGCGTTCTGGACCATGACCCCGAAAGAGACGGCGTTGGCTTTCGCCGGGGCCGCATGGCGTCAGGAGCAGGCGCGGGAGAACAACGCCTGGCTGGCCTGGCACATGGCCGCGCTGGGCCGCGTCAAGCGGTTGCCTCCCTTGCGGCGTTTCATCCATCCTGTAAAGGGTGAGGTCACGCCGGAGGAGTTGGATAAGAAGAAGCGCGAGTTCGAGGCGATGAAGGAGAACAGTGACAGACGGCGGCGAGGAACTCGGAAAAGCACAGATACCGATCCGGGCGACGCTGGACAAGCTGGACGGCGACCTGGAACAGGCGCGAAAAAAGGTCGAGAGTAGCCTCGGCGGGACGCTGAAGTCCATCGGGGATAAAGTCGGCCAGATCGGCAGTGCTGTGGTGCTCGGGGCCGTAGCGGCGGTGACGGGCGCTCTGGTGGGCATCGGCACGGCCGCTTTTTCCTCGGCCATGCAGTTGGACGATGCCTATGACGGGATTATCACCAAGACCGGGGCCACGGGTGAGGTGCTCGATGGCCTCAAAGAGGACTTCAAAGGGGTGTTCGTGGGCGTCTCGGCGGATGCGGAGACCGTATCTGGGGCCATCGCCGAGCTCAACTCACGCCTGGGGGCTACCGGGCAGCCGCTGCGAGACATGACTTCCGGCCTCGTGGATTCGGCGCGGATGATGGGCGGGGATGCTACGGCGAATGCCGCCTCACTGGCCAAGATGATGGCCTCCTGGGGACTCTCCAATGAAGAGGGCGCGGCAACGCTGGACAAGCTCTTCGTGGCTACGCAAAAGTCAGGGATTGGCATGGATCAGCTGATGTCTAGCGTACAGCAGAACGGAGCGGTGCTCCGAACGATGGGCTTTAGCTTGAATGATTCTGTGGCCATGATGGCCACCTTTGAAAAGGCGGGACTCGAATCCGGCCAGGTTATGGCCGCCATGAAGATAGCCGCGGGCAAGTTCACCAAAGCGCAACAAGACTCGACAGAGACCATCAAGGGCGGCGTTCCGAGTCTGGCTAAGGCGGGAGATCAGCTGGCCAATCTCAGACAGCAACTCAGCCTGGCGAGCCTCAAGCAATCGGAGTTCACCGCAAAGACCAAGGCCAGCACCAGGGCCGCATCGGAAGCCAAGATCCACAAGCTGACGAAGCAGATAACGGATCTTGAGGCAGCGATGGCCAAGGGTGAGAGTCGCACGATCACAGTGGCCGGGTCCAATAAGACCCTGCACGAGTCGCTGATGGGCACCTTCGACGCGATCAAGAATGACACCGACGCCACGCACGCCCTGTCCGTGGGCATGGAGGTATTCGGTGCGCGATCTGCGCCGGCGATGGTGGACGCTATCCGCTCTGGGAAACTCGAGCTGGGCACCATGATCGCGGCGCTGGAAGACTCGAAAGATGCCATCTATAAGACCTCAGTAGCCACTGAGGACTGGCCGGAGAGGTGGCAGAAGATCAAGAACATCGCTACCGTGGCCCTGGCCCCGATCGGCGAGAAGATGATGGGGATCGCCGGGAGCATCCTGGAGAGTGCTTTGCCGGCGCTGGATAAGTTCGTGGAGATCCTCGAAAACAATGTGACGCCCTGGGTAGAGAAGGCAGCCGAGGTCATCCAGGGCCTGCTTGCTGGCGATTGGAGCGTGCCGTGGCAAGATCTGTTCCCCCCGGTGGTGGTAGATACGATCGAGACCATCATCTCCGGGGTACAGACCCTGGTGGCTTTCGTGAGCGACAATCTCCCGGCGGTTGCAGCGGTGATCGGCACGCTCCTGGTGGGAGCGTTCACGGCCTGGGCCTATTCGGCGGGTGTCGCGGCGATCGCCACCATCGCGGCCATGGGGCCGGTGATCCCGATCATCATCGCCCTGGAGGCGGTGATCGGGCTACTCGCGGTGGCGTGGACCCAGGACTGGGGCGGGATGAGGACGACCTTGACCGACTTTTGGACGAACACCGGCCAGCCGATCTTTGACCAGGTGAAAACCTGGTTGGAGGTCAACATCCCCAAGGCCATCCAGGCAGTGAGCGAGTTCTGGACAGGCACCCTCGTTCCGGCGATGCAAGCCGTGTGGGCCTTCATTCAGGGTACGGTGATCCCGATCTTTCAGAAAGTCGTGGGCTGGCTGGAAGTCAACATCCCCAAGGGGATAACCACTGTGTCCTCTTTCTGGACGGGGACCCTGCTCCCGGCGCTGCGCTCCGTGTGGGACTTCCTATCCACCAACGTCGTGAGCATCTTCACCACCGTGCGCGATTGGCTGCAGACGACTATCCCAGCAGCGACCAAGGCGCTGAGCGGCGTCTGGGAGAACACCCTGCTCCCGGCGATCACCGCGGTATGGGATTTCCTCGACCAGTATATCATCCCGATCTTCACCACGCTGGTGGATATCGACATCGCCCTGCTGAATCTGGCCCTGCAAGCCCTCGCCGGGTTCTGGGAGAACACGCTCAAGCCCGCGCTGGAGACAGTGTGGCAGTTCATCCAGGATAACGTGATCCCGATCTTCGAGGCGCTGACGACGGATGGCATCGAGGCGACGAAAACGGCATCCTCTGCGTTGTCTGATTTCTGGAAGAACACGCTACAACCAGCGATGAAAGTAGTGTCCGACTTCATCACCGATAAGGTGCTGCCGATCTTCAAGGATGTGAAGGACTTTATCGTAGATTTCCTGGGGCCCAAGATCCAGTGGCTCGCGGATACCGTGTTCCTGGGTCTCAAGACCGCCATAGACGGCATCAAGGGTACGCTGGAATGGTTCCTGGACAAGCTACAGAAGCTCAAGGACTTGATCGGCTCTATCACCCTACCCTCGTGGATGGACCCCGGCAGCCCGACGCCCCTCGAGCTGGGGATCATCGGCATCAACGCGGCGTTACGAGAGATGAACGGCCTGTGGGGCGACATGGCCAGTCAGCCGATCATGCGCATGGGGGCGATGATGCCGACCATGCCAGGCCAGCCAACGCTTGCGGGGTTGTCCCTGGGGGAACGGGTGACGGTGGAGGTCAACGGGAATGGGGGCCAGGCGGGCGGGCCGGTGACAAACTACTTCCTGACAGCTCAGTACGCTGAGAAGGAATCCGAGAGTGACCTGTATCATACCGTGCGGATGCTTCAGATACTGGAGGTCTAATGCCCGAAACTTATAGGCTTACCGGAGTTGGCACAGGAGACCTTATTGACCTGATCTTGCCTAACGTGCGGCTGCGCAGTGTAGACGGGTTGGGGATGCCTGATGTGAAGCATTTCACGGAGGATTATGCTCAGCAGGAGGGCGAGGCGTACCTGGGGAGCCGTCTCAAGCCACGGCATTTCTTGTTCAATTTTCAGCTAGTATACGATACCGAGGCCGATCTTTGGACTGCCCGTGATGATCTGATCCGCGTGGTCAGTGTGCTGGAGGATGGGGTCTACCTGACAGTAACCATGCCCAACGGAGATGTGCGCGAGATCGTCGTGCGATACAGCGGCGGATTAAGCCTGCCGCGTTCGCTGGAGCATAACCTCTCACAGCAAGTATGCGTTCTGGAATGTATTGCCCATGATCCGCTCTTCTATGATCCAATGCCGGTGACGTATAACTACGTCAACACTGACGTGGGTAACAACCAGAATATCGACAACCTTGGTTCATGGATCACCTACCCACAGTTCCACATTGTGGGGCCGCTGACAGCACCGATCATAGCGCACCCGCCCTACACACTGGATCTGTCGGCCTATAACATTGCCGGAGCGGAGTGGATAAACATCGACCTGCGGCCAGGCCACAAGACGATCATCTCCTCAGTAGCAGGCAATATCCTACCCTACCTCACTGAGGCAAGTGATCTTGCCACGTTCTGTTTCGAGCCGGGAGCCAGCTGGTTCAGGGTATCTGGCGGCGGAACGTCGGGGGCGACGACCTTCGCTGTGGCTTTCTATGCACTTTACGTGGGGGTGTGAATGACTGTCTTCTGGGAGGCGTGGCTGAGGAATCCAGCAGGAGATCGCGTGGCCGTGTTCGAGGGTTTTCCGCACTTGGTGATCAATGCTCGCGTGAATGCTCCGGGCGCGTATGCGCTGGAGCTTGCCGGAAATGACACGCGCATCCCGCTTTTTGAGTTGGATGGTCAGCTAGAGTTCTGGCGGGTGGATACAGCGCGGAGCATCCCACGCTATCTGGTATTCGAGGGCCTGCATTGCGATTCTGAGGATGCCTACGATGCGGATGGGATAGAGTCCTATATATCCAGTGGGCCCGGCTACAACCAGTTATTGAGACGGCGCATCATCGACGCATATTCGGGCGGGGCGGGCGCTGCAAAGGATGGCCCTGCCGAGACCGTACTGAAGGAGTTTGTGGATGAGCAATGCGGCCCCGGCGCGGGCGCGCGGGCCATTGCCGGTTTGACTATAGAGGGCGATGGGGGCATGGGCAACCCCGTGCGCCTGGCGCGGGCCTATCGCTACGTCCTCGACGTGTGCCAGGAGATAGCAGCCGTCGGCGGGGGCGACTTCGCCGTAGTGGGCACTCCCCCGGCGACATATGAGTTTCAGTGGCATAACGGGCAACTCGGAACGGACAAGTCGGCCACGGTCATCTTTGCCATAGAGTGGGGCAACATGGGACGTCCGCGCCTGGTGCGCAGGCGGACGAATGAGGTCAATGCCGTCCTTGTGGGCGGGCAGGGTGACGGCGTGGCCCGCACAACGGTATGGCGGACGGACCCGACGCGCATTGCCGATAGTCCGATCAACCGCCGAGAGCTATTCATTGACCAGCGTCAGGACGCTGATACTGACGGCCTAAACTTCACTGGGGATCGGGCATTGGATGATGGGCAATCGCCCTACCAGCTGACCTTTGAGGTGTTGCAAGTGCCATCCTGCCTCTATGGCCTGCACTACTTCCTGGGCGACCTGGTAACGGTCAAGTTCAAGACCTATACGGCGGTGCAAGAGGTGGTAGGGCTCGATTTCGTGGTGGACGGAAACGGCGAGCAGATCAAGGTGATCCTGGCCGACCCACCCGCGGAATACGGCACGTGAGCGAGATCCTGGATCGCATCATGGGGCAGCTGACGGCCATTGCCCGGCGCGTGGCCCACCTGGAGACGTTGGAGGGCGGGGGCGCGGGCGCGGTCGAGCGCCGCGAGATCGTCTTTTCAGGCGAGGGCGACCTGACCACCGGCGAGAAGCCGTTGAGGATCTATCCGCCTACGGGCAACTGGACCATCGAGAAGGTCAGGGCTGCGGTGGACACGGCCCCAGGGACGCAGGCGGCGATATTCGACATCCACCTGAACGGGGTGACGATCTTCACCGATCAGAACAAGCGGGCGCAGATCGCCGCGGGGACGAAGCTGGACGATTCAGACGTTCCAGACATCACGACGATGGACGGCGACGATTACTTGCAACAGGGCGTAGACCAGATCGGCGTGGGACCTGCGGGGGCAGATTGGACTGTAGCCGTAATCTTTGTGGCGGCATAAGGAGATAGCATGGCAGGATCTAAGTCGGACTATCTGGAAAATGCAATTCTCGATCATGTCCTGGGCGGCGTATCTCACCCGTTTGCCGTGCCCGCCCACGTCTACATCGCCCTGTACACCGTGGACCCGTCCGACCCCGGGGGAGGCACAGAGGTCACGCAGGCTGGCGGGACGCTCTATGATCGCGTCGAAGTGGACAACGATGATACGACCTGGCATGACGCCGTAGCAGGCTCCAAGCACAACGACATCGTGATCACCTTCCCGCTTGCGGGCGCAAACTGGGGCACGGTGACGGCGTTCGGCATCTTTGATTCTGCCATTGGCGGTGCAAACAACCTGCTCTACTGGGGAGAGCTGACTGTGGACAAAGCGATAGGGATTGGCGACACCGCCGAGTTCGCCGCTGGCGATCTTGTCGTAACGGAGGACTGAGATGGCTGTTGAACAATTCTCCAACGCCCCACAGACCACAATAACCGAGGACCTGACCGACGTTGAAACAGACGTGGACGTTGCCTCCTTTGCCGGCTTCCCCACTGCGGCGCAGTACCGCATCCTGATCGAGAGCGAGTTGATGCTGGTCACCGCCGGGGCGGGTACAGGGACCTGGACCGTGACCCGTGGCGCGGAGGGAACGGCAAACGTAGCCCATAGCAGCGGCGCAACGGTGACGCACGTGCTAACCGCCGGGGCCATCCAGCAGAAGCGGGCGGATGATGTGGCCACGGGGGCCTATTCCGCCATCCCCGCCGCCGCGATAGCGGGGCGGCTTTACCTGCCGAGCGACTCCTACCACATCTCCCGCGACACGGGCGCGGCCTGGGCACACTGGGGGCCACTGTTCCCAATGACGCCCCCTCCGGCGGCTGGCAGTTGGACCTGGGTGAGTCAGGGCGGGGCCACTGTGACCCAGTCTGGCAGCGGTCTATGGATGTATTGCGCCGCGGAAAACGTCGACATTTACCGGATGCTCGTAGTGGCGACACCCGCCCCGCCTTATTCCGTCGTTATGTTCCTTCAGAACCTGAGTCATGCACTACAATACCCACAGTTTTTCCACGGCTGGCGCGAATCAGCAAGTGGGAATTGTGCTGGTCTCAATCAGTACAGTGATAGCTACACCATTGTGACAAACTCCCAGAAGACGGACAGTACGCCTAAAGCCTTTGCAAACTATGTATCGGTGACTGCCCGCAGCTTCTTCGGGTGGATCAAATTCGAGGATGATGGAGCCAACCGTAGCATCTCGCTCAGCATCGATGGGCTGAACTGGGTGCTATTCCATTCGGTTGGGAGAACTGACTATATCACGCCGGATCAGATCGGTTGGGGATTCGGGCCGCGTAATGCTAACTGGAGCGCCGGCCTATTACTCGCATCTTGGAAAGTATCCTGATGCCATTCACCGGGCGTCTGGGCCAATCGGACAGCACCCTGGCCAACATACGGCTCGGCTATTGGGAGCCGGCCGCTCCTTCCGGTCTAGCGGGGGCCTCTCACGGCGTAGCCACGGTGGCTGGGGCACTCAGTGTGTTATGGGCCCTGGCAGGCACCAGCGCCGGCATCGCTACGGTCTCTGGTACGCTCGGAATCCAGCGCGGGCGTCAGTTAACCCAGGAGGTCGTGGAGTCCGATGTTTTGCAGGTTGACCGACAAAGGAAGTTATTCCAACTGGTCATAGAAGTGGATGGCTACGATTGGGTTTTGCAGGCCGGGCGCATACTATCAGGACAGTTCGTGTGAGGTGATAACATGGCCAGGGTTTTTATGAGTGGAGCAGAGGCGGGGAGCACCGATGTATTCACGACAGCATCGGCGGTTACGCTCTCCACGGTGCAGAAACGCACCGGGGCCTATTCGTTCTATTTCCCTATGAACGGATACCTTACCAAGACGCTCCCGGCAGCATTGACCGAATTGTACCTGCGCATGGGCGTCTATCCGGTGGGGTGGGCTCCAAACGACGCGGTGATGCTGATGTTGTACCCTACCGTTGGAAACTATCAAGTATATCTCAGGGTCAACAAGGGAACGAATCTGCTTGAATATTGCATGGGACCCTGGTACGCCCTTGTCGTGTTGGCTACCGGTACACATCCCATCGTTCTGGGTGCATGGCAATGCATTGAGATATGGCCCAAAATTGCTAATTCGGGCGGGCGGTTTGTTCTCAAGATCGATGGTGCGATAGATATTGACTACACCGGGGATA